AACTCCTCCACCAGAAGTATAGTTATCTCCGTTTATACCTGATTCAGTGTACGGCAATCCAGTGACTTGTAAATCACCACTGCCACTAGATACACTATCAGTTCTTAATCTTCCTATCACAAAAACATGTCTTCCAATCTTAGTATAATACCCAAATCTGAGACTGTCATATGATACAGTAGGGTCACTACTAGACCCTTCATATGATGGTGTCCATGAGCCTTCTTCATAATCATCAAATAATTCACTACTATCTGTGCCACTTCCATCCCCTGTGGCTGTAAACGCCAAACCATGACCACTTGCTAATGTTACATCACCATCACTAAGTGTCAAACCATCTGCTATAGTGAGTGTCTGTATACTCTCTACACCACTTCCTCTAACTTTAGTTAAAGCCATAGTAACTCCTAGCTTGGTTTAGTTGGAAATGTAACGCTTGACATATCCAATGAACCGTCAGATGCTAACTTTGGTGACGCACCATCTGGTAAATCACGTAGAGCCTGACGATATGTTTTCCAGTTACTAGCCATAGTAACATCAGAGTTGCCCATCCAATCAGTCTCAACTAAGAGTCTGTCTCTCTCAACTCTGAGAAGTCTCATGGGTTCTGCAGCTTCAAGTGCAGCTTTTTTGTCGGATACAGCTTTCCAAGTTGTTCCCCAATCCTTTGGGTCAGAACTTTCAATGGCTGAACCGTTGCTGTCTGCTCCTGTAACTTTACGGAACATAGAGTTAAACTCTGCTTCCGTTGTAGGTTCTCCTCTAAGAACCCACTCTTTTACTCCTAAACTAGATAATGCGCTTGCTATTGTCGTCATTTGTTTTCTCCTTATGCTTTAATTTCAATCGCTGTAAGCGTTCTCATGTCTGTACTAGACCAATTAATACTAAATGTGTGAGCATTGTCAGTATTACCAAAAACTCCTGCTTGTAACTGCAATCTCATAGTGTTTGTTGTTCCACAATTAGCATCAGTTGCTCTTATTGGAACATCTTCAAAGTAACTATTATTACTTGTAGCGTAGCTAGTTCCTCCACACTTACCTCCAGTGTGAATTTGTGCATCTGAGTTATTACTGTCAACAACTCTAAAATGTGCATAAGCACTGCTATCATTAATATTACAAGTAATAGTTGTATCAAAAATGATAATGCTGTTGCTAAACTTAGGTGTAATATCTACATAAAAATTAGTTATGTCAGTATATGTTGCACTTGTGGTTGTTGTAAATCCACTATTTCCTACTTCTCGTTGAGCCACTTGGACAACAGTACCACTAGGCATGGCTATAGTTCCTGCTGTTGTTTTACCCTGAATTGTGTCTATTGATAGTGTGTCTACTGATAGTGTACTCATTGGGCAATCTCCGTTGCTTTCAAGACTAAATTTGATGGGGTGTAATTATAGTAGTATGTATTAGCGTTTACTTGAGCATATATCTGATAATTTATTGCACTTGTTGTTGCGTGAGTTGTATCTACAAATTCAACAGAATGAGGATTGCCATAGTTGACACCTCCATTAGCTTGTTCTTGTACTTGAGCCAATGATGTGTAGCTACCTCCAGTTAACTGTCT